GAATATCTTATCTACTGGCAACTTTTTCACAACTATCCCACTTAATCAGTCTAAGACTACTCTGATCGTTGGAGAAAACGGTGCAGGGAAGAGCACTATCTTAGATGCTCTTTCCTTTGCCTTGTATGGTAAGCCGTTTCGAAAAATCAACAAGCCTCAGCTAATGAACTCTATCAATGGTAGGGATCTAATGGTTGAGCTTGACTTCTCTGTTAGCGGTAAACAATACACTATCCGTAGAGGTATCAAACCAAACGTATTTGAAGTTTACCAAGATGGTGAGATGATCAACCAGGATGCTGCAGCAAGAGACTACCAGCAATACTTGGAAGATAATATTCTGAAAATGAACTTCAAGTCCTTTGGACAGATCGTAGTGCTTGGTAGCTCTACGTTCGTACCGTTCATGCAGTTACCAGCAGGTCATCGTCGCGAGATTATTGAAGATCTACTCGATATTCAAATCTTCACGGTAATGAACACTCTACTAAAAGAAAAACTGGCTCAGAACAAAAGTGATCTTAGAGATGCGAAGTACCAGATTGACCTAGTAACAGAAAGAATCTCGGCCGCAAATAAACACAATGCATCCATCATTGAAATGAGACAAGCTGACGCTGATAAGATTCAGAGTCGTATTGATAGCTTGGTCGAAGAGAATGAATCCTTATTGTCAGAGGTATCAGACATTCAGGCAGAGCTCCAAACACTACAGGAGTCTATCAGCGATTATGATAGTGTAACAAAAAAGATGAACGAGCTAATCAAGCTCGAGACCAACTTGACAAACAAGACAAAGACGTTAGCTAAGACGTTGGCTTTCTATGAGGATAATGATCAATGTCCCACTTGTAAGCAAGGTATCGACACTGATCATAAACAGCATGTCGTTACAACAAATGAACAGAAGATAGAGGAGATCAATAGCGCTCTTGAAAAGTTAGTTGTAGAGAAGGATAAGGTCAACGAAAGAATCCTAGACATCTCTGAAACTAATGCGGTGATCACCGAGAAGAATCTAGAAGTCGGTAACAGAAACGCTTCGATGAGTGTTAACGAAAGAACAATATCTTCTCTCAAATCTGACTTGCAGACTGCTAAAGAAGAAATTGACCAGATTGATCAAAGCAAGATCGATGAGCTAAAGACAGAACTAAAAGATCTTGAAGAGTCTGGTAAGCAGTTATACCTCGATGGCGAGACGATGAGTGTCACTGCAACGCTATTGAAAGATGGCGGCATCAAGACTCAAATCATTCGTCAATATGTTCCAATTATGAACAAGCTGATCAACAAGTACCTGGCTGAGATGGACTTCTTTGTTCAGTTTGAACTTGATGAGCAGTTCAATGAAACGATCCGCTCTCGCTTCCGCGATGACTTCTCATACGAGTCCTTCTCTGAAGGTGAGAAGATGAGGATTGATCTTGCCTTGCTATTTACTTGGCGAGCAGTATCAAAGCTACGGAACTCTACTTCGACCAACTTACTTATCATGGATGAAGTGTTTGATGGGTCGCTCGATATAAATGGAACAGAAGAGTTCATGAAGATTATCAACGACATTACAGGCGACTCCAACATCTTCATTATCAGTCACAAGACTGACCAGCTGATCGATCGTTTCGAGAATGTTCTCAGATTTGAGAAAGTTAAAAACTTTAGTAGGATTATATCTTGACATCTATTTGGACATCATGTATGATTGTAACCAACTTAGGAGTAAGGTATGAAGTTCTACACTGACGTTCAGACGTCCTACAACCACGTACTGTGTTGTGGCTATGAAGATGGAGTACGCTTTGAGCGTAGGGTTCCGTTTGAGCCGACTCTGTTCGTTGACGCTCCTTCTAAAGACAGAGCGAAGACTCCATACACGAATCTTCAAGGAAGACCTGTCATCCCCATCTCCTTTGACTCTATCTCGAGTGCAAGAAAGTGGGTGAAGACTAGGAATGAGATTGAGAACGTCGACTACTATGGGTTCGACAACTATGGTTCTCAGTATGTGTTGGAAGAGTTCGGTGAGAAGATTGACTTCGATCGAAACCTAATCAATGTCACTGTGATTGATATTGAGGTGGCCTCCGACAATGGGTTCCCTGTTCCTGAGTTAGCTGAACATGAGGTGATTTCGATCACTCTCAAGTCTAACATCGACAACATCTATCATGTGTGGGGCTTGTATGAATACGATCCCTCTAAGTGTGTTGTCGATGGAATTAATGTTCAGTACTACAAGTGCAAGAATGAAATCCAACTGCTATCTAAGTTTGCTAAGCATTGGCGCGAAAGCAGACCAGATGTTGTCACTGGTTGGTACATTCGTATGTTTGATATTCCATATCTTGTGAACAGAATCAATAGACTGTTTGGTGATGAGGCAGCTAAGAAGCTGTCGTGTTGGAATACAATCAACGAACGTAAGATCACAATCATGACAAAGGAACACCAAGCGTACGATATCTATGGTGTTCAGCAGTTGGATTACATTGACTTGTTCCGAAAGTTTGGATACACTTACGGTCAGCAAGAATCATACAAACTTGATCATATTGCTCATGTTGTTCTTGGTGAGCGTAAATTATCTTTCGATGAACACTCTAACCTTCATACTCTATACAAGAAAGATTTTCAAAAGTTTATCGACTATAACATCAAGGACGTTCAGCTCGTCGATGCGTTGGACGAAAGACTCGACTTCATCAATCTGGCAATGACTATTGCTTATAGAGCTGGTGGTAACTATACGGAAGCGTTTGGTACTGTTGGTATTTGGGACAACATCATCTTTAGGGAGCTACAACGGAACAACGTTGCTGTTCCTTCTCGTAAAGCTGGAATCAAGTCTAACTATCCTGGAGCGTTTGTTAAGGACCCGCTAGTAGGTAAACATAAGTGGATCTGCTCTTTCGATCTAAACTCTCTGTATCCTAGTCTGATCATTCAATATAACATGTCACCAGAAACATTGGTTGGTAGAGATCCTTCCGTCAATGTTGACCTTCTGATTGATAATGATATTGATCGCTCAAATGAGCAGACTGCAATGGCTGCTAATGGTGTGATGTTTGATAGAGATAGAGTTGGTGTGCTTCCCAAGCTAGTTGACGAATTGTACAGTCAGCGAGTAGAAGTTAAGAACAATATGCTTGAGCTTTCCCGCAAGAAGGAAAAGTTGAGCAAGAGTGATACATCTCTATCTAATATGGAAGGTGAGATCAACAAACTCGGTAACAGGCAGATGGCTATCAAGATTCTGTTGAACTCTCTTTATGGAGCTCTTGCTAACCAGTACTTCCGCTACTTCGATTCGAGAGTTGCTGAAGCTATTACAACCTCTGGTCAATTGTCTATCCGTACAGCTGAGCGGGCAATCAACTCATTCCTCAATAAGGTTCTGAACACTGACGAAGACTATGTGATTGCTATCGATACAGATTCTCTCTACATTAACTTTGGACCGCTTGTTGATACGGTGTTTGAGGATCAGTCTGATGTTCAAAAGATTACGCAGTTCCTCGACAAAGTTTGCGCTGATAAGATTGAACCTCTACTGGAGAAAACCTATAAGCAGCTAGCTCATAGAATGGGCTGTAACGATAACCGTATGGTGATGAAACGAGAAGCGATTGCTGATGCTGGTATCTGGACTGCTAAGAAGAGGTACATCATCAATGTTCATAACAACGAGGGTGTTCAATATAGCGAACCTAAGTTGAAGGTAATGGGCATCGAAGCTGTCAAGTCATCTACACCTCAAGTGTGTAGAAATAAAATGATTGAGGCGTTTCAGATTGCTATTAGTGGATCGGAGTCGGAGATGCACAGATTCATTTCTGACTTCAGAGATCACTTCACATCTTTGAATCCAGAAGATGTTGCCTTTCCTCGTTCAATATCGGATATTGATACCTATACAAGTAGGTCGCGTGACCTCGTGATTGGAAAGGGAACTCCTATTCATGTTCGTGGCTCATTAATTTACAATCATATGCTGAAACAGAAGAACCTTGATACTAAATACCAGCAAATCAAAAGTGGTGAGAAGATCAAGTTTCTCTATCTGAAACAACCAAACCCCACTGGAGGTAACGTAATTGCATTCCCTGACTTCTTACCTTCAGAGTTTGAGACCGATCCGTATGTTGACTTCGATAAGCAGTTTGAAAAGACATTTGTTGAACCTCTATCGGCAATCCTCAATGCAATTGGATGGACCGCGGAACGACGTCAAACGATCGAGTCTTTTTTTGAATAGGTTTGGTGCCCCTTGATTTCCTTTGAGGACTACATTGTGTGTTCGCCCCTCGTTAAATATTCCGCACACCTTACACATGAGGAGAAAATAAATGGCGAAGTATATTTCAACGAAAACGTATAGGCATCTTGGTCCAGTAGCTTACCGTCAGTGGAGAGCTGATAGTCACTGTAACCTAATCCATGGCTATGCGTTGAGTTTTCATTTTGAATTTGAGACGGACGATCTTGATGCTCGCAACTGGGTTGTTGACTTTGGAGGCCTCCGTCCTCTAAAGG